CCATCTCGTTGAAGTGGTTGTTAGCTGCGTCGCCTAATGCTTCAGACTGAGCAGTAGTCATACCCTGACCACCGATAGTGTAGTTACCTGCGCCATCAGCAAGCAGTCCTGGGTTAGATCCAGTCTGGTCGTTGGAAGCAAGTCCGTCTGCACTGTTCTCAGATGAATGCTCTGTATCAACTTCGTTGAAGAATGTCTCAACTCCGCTGTTAGCGATATCTCTGTTTGTACCCTTCGTGGAGCGCATTGCGAAGATAAGTCCAGTAGGACCTGTCATCGGTTGTACTCCGCAGATGTCATAAGCAATCAGCTTAGGCATACTACGACGGATAAGTGAAATCAGAACTGGGTCGAAACCAGCAACAGGACCTGTAGCGGTACTACCACCAGAGTAACCTGTGCCACCCAAACTATTAGTAGGGGCTGCCTCAGTTACGAGACCACGCTCTTCTTTCAGAAACTTTTCTTGGTTTTCCAGGAGGACGGAGGTAACCGCTTTTCTATAATTATCCTTAATAGGATCGAGCTCTTGATGCTCAAGAATAGGGTTCCACTTTTCCTGGAGTGATTCTGCGTTAAACATTTTGTTAACTAACTCCGAATTTTAGGATTGAATGTGGATTATTTGCCAGACCATCTGCTGATTGCTTCAGCATATGCTCCCATAGCACTTGTTGGTTCTGGACGGTTCTCTACTTCAACATCCTCAGAGACCGTAGTCTTCTCAGGCTTCGTAGAGAAATAGGATTCACGTAGTGTAGAAACCTTCGCTTTGAAAGCTTCTTCATTTACAAACTCAACAGCTTCTGCGAGAGAAACAAGTTTCTCCTTCTGAGAGAGACTTAAGCCCTCTGCAATTTCTGTCACAATCCCATTCTTAATATAGCCGCCGACTGCCTTAGACAGACCAACGTTTTCTTCAATTGATTCGTTGAGTTTCGATTCCATACTATTGAGTTGTCCTTGTAGGTCATCTACTAGGTCAACTTTCTCGTCGGGAATATCAATGTAATTCTCGACAAAAACTTGCTTAAGACCAGTTAGAACTTGCTCGCCCATCTCTGCCTTAATACCTGCTTCAACAGCGAGCTCGTTCTTGCTCATCCATTGTCCTACGGCATAGGAAAGATAGTCGTCAACTTTCTTAGAAAGTTCTTCTTTAACTGTCTCAATTTCTTCTGCTAGCACAGCAGCATAATCTGTATGCATGCGGTCTAGTTCTTCGTTGAGTTTAGAAACTACAGCAGCTTCAAAGATGGTCTTTGCCTTCTCTTTGAATTCTTCGCTGAGGTTTTCTCCCTCTGTTAGAGCAGCCACGTCGGCACTGAGGTCAACCTCAATAATTTCACGTGCTGGTTCTTCAGCAATCACGTCGCCCTCTGGCTCGTGTCCTGCTTTTACGTCACCTTTGTCACTGAATGTCTGAGTAGATGCTGATGCATCACTAGGCTTAGTGGTTGGTGCTACAGCGTTACCGCCAGCGATAGTTTTATACTTGTTACTATCGTCGTCTGGTTTGCTGTTAAACGGTGTTGGACCTCCGAGATCTTGTACTCCGGCTAAACTACTACCGTCGGCTCCCAATTTTTGTTGTGGATCGCCGGCTTTGGCATTAGCGGTTACACTCGATTCATCCAGAGTTTTAATCTCTTCTGACATTGCTGTTGTCTCCTTCGTACAATAAGCTGATTGCTAGTATTATTTAGTAGTTCAAAAATTTACAAACCCTGAATATACTGGTTAAATGCGGAAAGTTTTACCTGTTCCATCTGATTTAGCGCAGCATTCTTGATTCTTTTTTGAATTTGTTCTACAGTTTGCTCCTGAACAGCCCCGTTATTACAGACCCATTCCTTTCCTTCCATGATTCCATTCACAAATGCGTCTGGAGCTGAAGGGTCTGCCACGATATCCGCAGCAGTTGCAAGCATGAAGTCATCGCAAACGATCTTGACTCCTCGCTCTTCTCTAATTGACCCAAGTCCACGGGATGAAACACCCAGTTTTACTCCTTCGTCAATTAAACTTTTAGCGATTTGACCCATTGGTGTATCCAATAGTCTCGCCTTACCAACATAATTATTACCCTCTTGCTTAAGAGAGGTGATAAGATGTGACACTCTATCTAGGTTGATAGTAGGACCATCGGGGTGACCCAATTCTCCTAGTGCTCTACCAGCTTGAATGTATTTCGTATCATAATTTGCTGCTTCCCGCTGTAACGTCTCGATAGGATACATCCGACCGTTGCGGTTTTTGATTGCACCCTGAAGGAACACACCCTCGATAAAATGGCTCTTCTTGCCATTCTTACCTTCGGTGATTGTTACTTTAGCGGTTTCAATCTCCTCCCTTATCAGTTTCATCTGGAGTCTCCTCGGTTTCGGTTTCTGTTTCAGCTGTGGGTGCTTCTGCATCCTCAGGTTGTTCGGTATTTTCAGGACCGTCTGCCTGTGGTTGAAATATTTTCTTACCTACTTCCTGTTTCTGCGCTTCAATGGCATCTAATGCTTTCGCATTCATACCTTGGACCACGTAATCAGACAGGTCTTTTTGACCTGCAAATAAGGCATTAACAATATCTTTCGCAACTTGGGTAGGCATAATACTTATATATCAATAATACTATTTAGATTTCTCCTTTTTTATAATCCTGCGGCTCCATAGATGGTTCCTCAGGTTCAGGCTCTGGAGGTATAAGAGACATCTCCATTTGTTCCACTTCTAGTTGCTGCATCTTCACAGGATCTACAAGTTTGCCAGCGGCAATCTCTGCATCCATTTCTTTTTGGATGTCCTGGAACTCTTGGTCAGTCTGCTTAAGGATCTGACGACGCATATACTCTAGTGAGAAGTATTTACCAGCAAAGGGATCCATCTGAGCAACAAGAGCCATGCGCTCATTCATAATCTCTTGCTCTTTCAACTCACTAAAGTAGTTGTCAGCAACAAAATCATACTGGATGTGTTCCTTATACTCGTCCCATTCCTCAATAGTTAATACACCAGTGAGAACCAACTGAGTCTTCAGTAGGTCATTGAATAGGTCACCAAACTTCTTACGAAGTCTGACTACAAACTTCTGGAATTTAACCTCATCACGTGTAATCTCTGCGCTTCTTCCTACATTAAAAGAGCTGTCAGATTCTAGTCGTGACTCTGGTACATTAAGAGAGCGATAAAGTTTCTTCTGGAAGTACTTAACGTCTTCCAACTCTCCCAAATTCTGTCCGCCTGGTAGTGTGGTGATTTCTGTGCCTCTACCACCTTCACGTCTAGGAAGCCAGAAGTCCTCTAGCATCGACATGAATTTCTTATCGTCTCTAATCTCTCCAGTGTCAGCATTGTATACTAACTTATTCCTATAGCGAGACATAACCTCTTTAAGGTATTGCTCTGCCTTCTGCTTAGGTAAGTTACCTACATCAATATAGAATATTCTACGCTCTGGAGCACGAGACAATCTGTATATAACCAGACTATCCTCAATCATACGGAGTTGATTGAGTGCTTTAATTGCTTTGTGTAGATGTGATAGCACATGGTTGCGCTGCATATCTAATTGTCCTGAGTGGACAAAAGTTACTGCGTCAGGTGCAATTTTAATACCACGATTCTCATAACCCTTCAGTCCTTTAGGTGAGTAGATATAATATTCTACTGACTTAGGTACAAAAGTAGACTGTGACGGATCACTAGGTGATATACCACGGTCTTGCTTCTCGAATTCGATTACTTTCTTAATCTTACGTGGGTCGATGTATCTTAACTCAGTGATACCACGCTTGGGATCCTCTGGGTCAACCATCTTATGATAGAAAAGTCTTCCATCGATATACCATCTACGGAAAATATCGTATGCCCTTCTATCAAAATCGAGAAGGGTGAGAACATTCTCAAACTCTTCTCGTATCCTTCTCTTTAGACTATCACTTACCTGTAGGTTTGTTAATTCAAGATCTACTGGGTGATCGTCTAGGTCTCCTGCTATAGCTTCGTTAACGATATCGTTAACTGCCATATCGCACTCTGGATGGATAGACATCTCACGATATCTACCTACTAAATCTACTTCACTCGCTTTATTGGCGGCATCTCCGAGGTCAACGTACTGACCAAAATAACCGCCAGCCGAAATAGGACTGGCGGCATCATCGGAATCTTTGTGCACGAAAGAAGGGCCCTTTGATTGGGTTTTTCCCTTCTTTCGGTCAAGTGAATAACCAAATAGCTGTGACATTCAATTTAATCCTGCTTGTCAAGAAATATTTATAACGCTTTATTATAGCATTATAAATGCGGACTGTCTAGTCCTCATCCTTGCCATGGAATACATCCTCAGCAGTGCCCCATGTCCAGTACTGGACTTGTAGCTCTACAGTGTATTCTTCAGGTGTATCATTGCTATCCCAAGCAAGATCAATTGCTGAGATATTGGAAGGCCAAATGTCCTTCATGATATACACCTTGCTAGGTTGAGAATCTCTTCCAACTTGAACCACTCTAGCACTACCTTGGTATGCTGCAATGGTTTTAGCGGATTGTCTATTCTGTTGAAGTGCTTGAATCTTAGTAGACCACTCTTCAAACTTAGAGCGAATGGAGAAGTTATCATCGTTAAGCACGGTGATTGTCCATGGCTCAAATGTGCGGTCTCCAGCAATCTTAAGTGTCCTACCACGGTAGGGTACTTCGATAACTCCAATCGTAGCAGCAGGTATGTTTGCTGCTTTGATTAGGTATCCTGCTGTTAATGCTGCCTCGGCAGGTGAGTTTCCACTAGGGTCTCTACTTGCCCCTTCTTGAGTCTGTAAGTCTTGTGATCCTAATTTTGCTCCAGATTTACCAGTTCCAGCGTTTGACTGGAGGATCTCGGGCCAAGCCATTTCGACTTGGAACAGATTAGGTCTTGCGAGATCCCTAATAGCGGAGCGAAAGTCCGTAATAGTAGTATCTACTATACTGGGCTTGCTCCCCTGAACTGGGGATTTAAAATCAGATGCCATTGTTATACTCCTTTACGGATAGAATTGACCACGAAGACGTGGCACGGGTTTACTCATTACGATACGATTTCACCGAAGCTAGAACCAGTTCTAGTAGCGGTAAAGGTTAGTGTGATGAAGTTGATAGAGCGTGTTGGCTTCACGAATATCTCTGCGTAGAATTCTCCACGGTCGATACTCTCAGCTGGGTTGTTGCTGCTGTCGCAAACAACTAGGAAGTCAACGATACCACGACGTGATTGCACACTGCGGAGGTATGGCTCAACGATGTTCTTAAACTGTGAGCGAGTAAACTCGTCATTCAATTCAAAGAGTTGAGTCTTTGCTGCCTCTTGGATTGCTTCCTCAATAACGAGGAATAAGCGACGGACGTTAATCCTATCAAATGCACTCTGGAATCCTAGTCCAGTCTTGTCACCGAATAGAATGATGCCCTGTCCTGGGAATGCAACTACAGGGTTAACCCTTGCTGCATACAGACGGTCTCTATGATCCTTAAGTGGAGAGTAAGCAAGTTTAATTGCGTTACGGAGTTGTCCACGGTTGAAACCAGCAGGTGAATACCAAGGCTCTTGGTTAAGAGTTGTGCTTAGTGTTAGACCTGCAATGTCAGCGTTACATGGGACGTAACGATAGACATCATTGTACTTGTCATAGATGTACTTGTAGTTATTATCGAATACAACATATGAAGAGCTGTTTAGCTGGTCATAGAATTCAACTACCTTGTTAACTATGTCAAGAACCTTAGGTTGTCCAACAACATCAGGACGATATGGCGAAATAAATGCCATGCAATCCTTACGTGTGTTAGCAATACTGATTAGATGCTGTGCCTTAGCAATGGTATCTCCAAGAGATTGCATGCCAGGTCCCATGAGGATGTAGTCTAGGTCTACAGTCTCAGCATCATTGAATAAATCATATGCACCTAAAATGTCTGGCCTTGAAATCGTGTAACCATCTACACCACCCTGTAAGGAGTAACGTGCGGTTGCCTGATTAGATGTGCCAACTAGAGGAAGTGATAAAACGTTAGTGCCGTTAGGATCGTCTAGGTTATTAAGAGCATCAGCTGACTTAATTAAGTCAAATTCCCTGTTAACACCTGAAGAACCCCAAGTACCAGTAGCGTTTGGATCCTTATCATAGATTGAAGATGCCTCATGACTACCCCAATAGAGGTATTGTGAGAAAGTTTTAATTACGTCCTTGTAATACAGGTTGTCACCTTGTGGTGAGCGAGCATCACTTGCCTTAGAAATATTGAGATGCTTCTCAAGGAGTGATCCTGGAGTGCCTGTTAGTTTTCCGTCTCCATCAAGGACTAAGATGTGAAGAAGGTCATTGTAACCACCACGGTCAACACACCAAGAAGATGTAGTAGGACGTGGAGCAATGTTTTTCCAATACTGACCAGGTCCATAAAGACGTGTGTCATAATCAGACTCAACGTTAGCGATGCTAGGGACGTTTGCGTCAGCATCAGTAACTGTCTGGTTTGCTTGGAATTGAGGTGACCCTTGGTTAAGTGCAATACGCACTTCACGAGTAACAGACTCAATAACACCAGCATCACCAGTGGCAGAGCCAGGTGTATTAGAGTTATTTGCTAATTCAGTAACTGTGTCTCCAACTTCCAATACGTCAGAAGATGCAGAGTCAACAGTAATCTCAACCGTGCGTAGCGTCTCATCGTATGCTACAACACGACCAGTAACACCACCACTAACAGCAGTGATATAGTTGTCTTTTTCAAACTTACCAATGAGCGTTGCAGCGTCTTGGAATTTAACCTTAACGGTATAGGAGTATACACGACCGTAGATGTTAGCAGCGGAGTAAGAAACCTCAGCGTTGTTAACAAATCTCCACTCAGCGGAGGTTGGTTGTGCAAGATATAATACTTGGTCTGCACCAGCATCCGTTATAACAACCCTTACACTGTTACCATGGACTCCAGCAGTTTTAGATGCCCACTTCCAATCGTTAGCAGCGGACTCAATTGTTGACTCATAGATGTCAGCATTCTTAATTAGAGGTGCTGTAATACCAGTAGAAGTTCTCTCATTAATAGAGGTCTTGTCAACAGTTACTGTTGTAAGTGTTACAGTAGAACCATCAGTATGAGAAGCAGCAGTAGATCCGAGTTGTGCTCTTGTAACCGTTAGGTTATTACCAGCAATACCAGTAACCCTTAGGTACTCATCGTCAATTCTGATATAAGCGTTAGTACCTGCTGCAAGTGCAGTAGCAGAGGTAACTGTTAAAGTTGTGTCTCCAGCAAGGAATGTGCTACCCTCGTTAATTGTTGAGGATGTTCCAGCAGCTTCAATAAGAGTAACCTTAGAAGCAGGAGCGTGAGATACAGCAGCAGTTGCTAGTTGTCCACGTTGAACTACAACGTCGTTACCAGATACACTCTGGACGACCATTAATTCAGCATCGATGAACAATACGTCAGCAACGTCAAAGTCTGTTGTAGCATCAACAGTCAAAGTAGTATCAGACCCACTGAAAGTAGTCTCTGTATACTGTGCTGTGTCGATAGCATTCTTGAGTGAAGCGTTATCAGCACGGACAACCTTTACTGTCCCTCCATATAATAGGAATTGCGCTGCGCTAAACCAATATTCAAAGTTATATTCGGTAGGTTTACCATAAATGGCGAGTAATTCTTTCTCGCTAGTTACAGTTTGAACCTCCTCTACGGGTCCCTTCTCGAAAGAGCCAACAATAGCAGCAATGTTATCTACAGTGCTATTAATAACGTTGGTCAGATCTCTTTCTAGAACGACAACCCCTGGTGAAAGTTGTGTGGATGCCATCTGTTAAATCTCCTAGGTAGTATTCCAATTCGGATGCTGAAATTATTTATTGTTTTGTGTTATTCCACTGGGGAAACAATACAGGAACACTACCAATCAGGATACATCCAGTCAGTGAATGGTGTACCCTTAAGTTTCAGTTTTCTCTGCTTCAAGATACGCTTAATCGTGCATAACTTACACTCATATGCATATGCAGACGGGAGGTCACCCCTATGTTTACGTGTCAGATAGTAGTCATCTATTAGATTCTTCTCTTCTCCGCATACTCTACACTCTCTCTCCTTGAATAGCAGATGCTCTAACTTGACCTGCTTCTCTAAATCCATCAGTCATCTCTCATCCATTTCCTAATCCATCTTGGTGCATAGAATATTGCAAATGAACCACCCCAAAAGGTTGCTAACACTGCTATATGAAATAGTCTATTAGGGTTTAGTATCAAACCAAGACCTACAAGTATCATCCAAGTATAATCTAAGGTGCCATGTAGTCTCCACCACATCTTGTCACCTAACCTCTTCATAATTTTATCTCTTTGCTTTCCAAACCAAGGTGATACGTGCCTCATCATAACGAAGCCCTCGTTGAAAAACATAACAAAGAATCCAATCCAAAAAATCATTAGTAATTATAGTCCCACATATAAGATCTGTCACCATACTCATCAGCACCACGTCTGGGGTTTTCATCAGACTGCCATACACCACCTTCATCATCAACAAAGGTTTGCTCAATACCTATACCATCATCTATGAATCCAAATGGAGCCATATCAGCTTCAATGCCTTCCTTCTGCTCTAGGTACATTCTAGTCCTGACATCATCATCATGAATCTCCCTGAAGTAATCAGTAGTTGCTAACCAACTAAAGATAACCAGACACATAGCAAGGTCGTCATTACATCCTTCCTCTGCTTCCCATGCCTGACCTCTCTGTATGAATGTGGTCAACTCTGCCATTATATCATAGTCTTTAAAGATGAGTTTGTCATCCTCAATCAACTGTTTCATATTAGCACACCCAGTCTTCTTAACTGTTGTGCTCATCTTAACTCCAAGTTGTACCTTGGTGCCACTAAATCCTTGTCCTACAACCTGACCTGCTCTACCTCTCATAGCACACATGAGTAGATTCTCATACTCTAGGTCAAACTGCATGATGTCTGCTACCTGTCCACCAATATCATTAACTTCTATCATCACATACGCCTGGTTATATGAAGTCGCTACCTGATGAATGATATTAGGAAAGAGTAATGGTTTAATTGTATTATTTCTATACTTTGCTACGAGTTGATAGGGTATTGTAGTGGTATCTATCACTGTAAATGCAGAATAATCCTTAGTTAGACCCCTAGCAACGTCAACACAGATGTGATACGTGTGTTCTGGCTCTGGATCCTCATAAACATACAGTCCTGCATTCCTCTTAATAGGTTCCTCATATACTAATGTCTTTAATTTAGTAGAAGAGATAAGAGTATTAACTGACCCTAGGAATTCACACTCAAATTCTTGGTTAAACTGCTCCTCTGAGGTATTCTTAATCGTCTGCTCTTTCCATGCAGCATCTCTACCTGGCACCTGTTGCCAGTGTACCTCTGTTGTAGTGTATTCATTCTGTCCTTTCTCTGCGTCATGCCACAGTTTATAGAACATATTCATACCCTTAGGGGTAGATATGATAATAACTTTAGTTGACTTACCAGAAGATATAGTAGGATATACAGAGGAGAAGAACTCATCTGCTATATGAGTAGGAATGAATGCAAACTCATCAAGGAAGATGATGTTGAATGACATACCTCGGACAGCACTAGCAGAAGTAGATGCTGCTAAGATTTTACTACCATTTTCTAATTCAAGACTTCCTCTGTTCCAGTTGACAACACCTTGTTGCAACCACTTAGGTAGGTTTTCATATGATAATTGAAGACGTTGTAACATCTCTCTTGCAGTCGCTGCTTTGTTAGCAAGGATTGCAATGTTGACATTATCATTGAAGATTGAATACCACAACAAGTATGCTGTAACAACAGTGGACTTACCAGACTGACGTGGTAGCTTTGCTATATTAAATCTATGATCATGAAAACGATTTACCATGTCTTCTTGGAAATCGTACAGGTCAAAGTTAACTATACCTTGATCGAGGTTAACAATCTTGATATAGTTACGAATAAAATAAACAGGATTCTGTTGGCATTTGATAAACTCCTTCACCTCATCAGGTGAGAAGTTAGTGTTGACATTAGCCCGTTTAAGATTCGGGTTACCTAGATATATGTCCTGCTTATCGGGCATTAATAAAGACCTGGCATATTAGCAGCACTATTTAATGGTCCATTCTTCTCTGGAGCATCAGGTGCTACCTCAATATCTGCATCACTAATAACTTCTGGCAATGGGTCACCTACATCAGGCTCCAGTGTGCCATGCTTATATCTAATCTCTCTTAACTCTTGGAAATTCTTTTGCTTAGTGCCACCATCATATTCCCAAGCATATCCTTCCTCAATCATTTGCTCATTGAGAGATACCACATCATCACCAACATATAACCACCCAAGAAGCCTACCATACTTACCCATACCACCTTTAAGCTCGGTACGAATAGTGAGTTCATGCTCTCCTTTAAGTACATCCTCAAGAGTATACTTCATCCAGTTGGTAGCATCTACTCCTAATGCCTTCTCTTCTAAATCTCTTGTCCTCTTCTCTGGGGTATCAACACCTGCCACACGAACACGTTCATGCTTATAGATATCAAATCCTAAGTCGATTACTACGTCAATGGTATCACCATCAACTATTTTCGTTACTTCCGTAACTCGGAAGTTGTAACAACTCTTCCGAGACGGTGGTGTCATCTTTCCCATTTGGATACCAATCGTCATACTTAAGTATGTATACGACGACCCAAGAAACTCCTATCAGTCCTATGAGTTGAAAGATGATGACTGACCAGACAACACTATCTGACGACACCGAATTTGCTCCCTTCGACTAAGATACAATCGATTGAATTGGGATGTAAATGGAGATATGGAACATCTTCTACTGCAATAGATCTAGCCTCCCAAGAGTCTTGTGCAGTTACACAGATATCTTGATGATGGCGTGTCTCATCCAAATATCCAACAGTATAATGGGACATTTTTCGTAGCCTCGTAATATAGTAATATTTATTTTGCTTATAGGTATTATAAACTATTACTATGGGTAAGGCCAACACATGGTGTGCTAGTCAACACACGGGGTTCTCTCTAGGAGAACATCCAACTCTAACCGTGAAAATATGTCACAGAGTGAGTTGGCTCTTTCTAATTCTTCTTTAGGTATTCCATATTGGCTACGAAAGGCAGCGAGTGCCTTGTGCATTACACGTATGTCTTCTACGTCACACGATAAATGACATTGGTCGTCGTCAGTCATGAAGTCTCCTTAGGTTTCTTGTTTTGTTTCTTAATTAGTTTAGCGTATCTAACATCCTCTTTGGAATACCATTTCGGATGCTTCTTAGCTACTCTAATAAGTCTCTTAGCCGTCTTCCTTAAATCTTTTCTCTGGTCTTCATCCACTACAAAATTAATGCTCCTAAAATAAATCCCTTACCAAAGGCTAGGCAAAGCATTTGATAGTCTGTCAACTTGAACTTGGTCTGAATCTTCTTCGCCCATCTCTTGTCAAACTCCTTCATGGAGTGTAACATTTTTTTGAATGAGTTCATGGTTTTACATCAGGGTTCTTTGGACAGTTTCGCTCATGCTTCTCAATGTATGTATAAGGACGTGGGAACCCCTTAGGTGGGGTGAGACCACAATACTTACATACTTTACGTCTTTCTTCAGCCATAATGATAACTTGGTTTGTTGGTTTTCTTGGACAGTTTACTGCTCCTTACCTTAGTACCAGAGGTTTCTCCAGCACCGTCAGGATGCTTACCAGCCTTGGTTTTACCAATGTTTACTGACTTACCTGGTTTCTTAGACTCAGTGTCATGCAAACGTGCTGGTTTATCTTTATCTTTAGTTATTACAGTCTCTTGACCGTGCTTTCTCCCAAGTCTACGCATTACTTTACCAAACTTTCGCTTGGACATGCCCTTTCCTGGCGAAGTTTGATACGAAACTTCACGTCCCTTCTCACCTGAGTCATACTTATACTCCCCAGTACCTTTCTTGTACCCGATACCCTTCTTCTTTAGGTCTTTTTCGAGCCCCTTACGAGACTCACGATTCTTTTTTACGTCAGACCCCCTGTCAGCACTGATGTTACCAGTCTGCTGCGATGATGATTTATTCATCATGCGAGTGGTTGGGTTACCTTCTTGAATGAAGTCAGTGAATCTCTTCAATCCTTCCTTCTCATGGTAGTCCCAATACCCATGACCTTCCTTAACACCTGCGAGTGCTTTCTTCTCAGCGACTTTCTTATCTTCTTTACTCTTAAGTACTGCTTCTTTCTTAGCAGCCTCAGCAGTAGCAGCACCTTCCTTCATGTGGTCAGCAGCCTTGTATAGAGGTTTGCCTGTCTTGGCATTCTTCTTACCTGCTTTGTATGCCTGATATGCAGGAGTGTTACCTTTCTTATCAGCGTTGGTAACTTCATACTCTTCATTCTTAAGAACAGACTTCATCTTACGAACTTGCTGATCCTGTTTTGTAGATGTCTTATAATCACTGGCATTCTGAGCTCTATCAGCTGATTTCTTTCTACGCTCTGCTTGATTTCTAATCTGATCCTTCTTATCTGGAGTTAATGCTTTAAACTCTTCCTTCTCAAGCTTACGCTTTTCACCAGCAGCCTTATAGAATTTGGATGCTTGCTTGACACGCTTCGCTGCACCTTCCCTGTCTCCAGCGACGGCTTTCTTACCACGGTCTTTATCAGCAGCACGGGATGCTGCACTCAGAGTATCAGCAGAAATCTCTTGTAGATCTACTGACTCATTAGTCTTGTTAGTCAATACAGAATCGTCTCCGTAACGTGATTTGAGATTCTTTACAACATTCTGGAATGCTTTTCTACTCTTCTCTTTGTCATCTTTACGAGCAGTTGCTCCATGAGAAGGCTTGCTATCCTTATAGGATTGAACTCTCCTTCTCTCTAACGTAGCATCCTTGTAATGGTCGTATGCTTCCTCAGATACAGTCTTCTTAACATCCTTAGCAAACTTAACAGCAGTCTTCACACCAGACTTAACGCCCTTAGCAAATTCCTTAGCACGTTTCTCAGGTACTTTACCCTTAGCACGTGCAGACTTATATGCTGCTTTAGTATCACTTACTGCTTTCTGATGTCTCTCGACACCTTTCTTAACAGTGTCACCAATCTTGCTGAGGAGACCTTTCTTAGTTGCTTTCTTAGCAGGTTGTGCAGCCTTAGCCTTGGGGACTGACTTCTCAACCTTTTTCTTAATCTCAACAACCTTAGGTTTTGCCTTTGGCTTAGGAGCAGTCGTTGCTTTAGCAACTGGCTTCTTCTTGGCAGCAGGCTTCTTCTCATCATAGTTGGTATTATCCTCGTCTCCATAGTTGCGCTTGGCAGCAGCAGTCTTAGCATACTCACCTTTACCTGCTTTCTTCCTGGCAGCGTCTCCAGAGTCAACCTTTGCCTTTACCTTCTCATATGAAGGAGCACTGGCAGTGGCTCTCTTGGCAGACCTTTCTTCCATCAAATCTTCAGATGGAGGGTCGAGTATATACTCGATAAAATCTTCTAATCCTACTTCCTCAACGATTAGGTCAATACCTTCTTCATTGATACCTTCATCTAGGAAGTAATCAGCAGCAACGTCAATCGCTGCACTGTTCCACTCCTCGGTGATGAATTCTTCTGCTTGTTGTTCTTTAAATGATAGCATGTTACCCACCGACGATTTGGACTTGCTCTACAACTACATCAGCACTTCCAGCAGTGAGTTTGATTGCTCTCTGAATTTGTGGAAGAGTGCCAGCAATAACATCAGCACTAGACACTGCATAGTCAGCAGAAGCACTAGATGAATCGTAGTCAGTTGTGATAGTAGTATCTGAAATTGCAGTTACCTTTTTACCAGATGATGCAGCAGATTCAAATGCTGCTACGAAACCATCAGTATCACCACCATCAACAGTAGCGACATAATCTCCTACTGCAAAAGTGTGTGCTGGTGTGCCACCGTGATCAACGGTTACTACCATAGTAGCAGCATCAGTTGCTGCTTTGATACGTGAAGACTTTGGTTTACCACATGAGATTAACTCAGGTGTTGCTGCTGCAAGTGTTATAGCAGGTCCACCATCAATCTTGATAGTAGATGCACTTGCACTATAGACTCTTAGGACACCAGACTTGACTACAATATAGCCATTACCAGAGCCACTGATTGTCTGTGTGTCAATTACATTTAATAC